CATTGGTCTGGTGAAGCCATTCGCAGTAGGTATGTACTTCAGGGCGCCGACCATGTTGTGGAAATCCGAACGATTGCGCAGGTACTTGAGAATGCGCCTGGAGTTCAAGCGTGGGCTTCAATCGACTTTAACAAGTATAGTACCGACGAGCGAGACTCGGCTGATTACCACCCCCAGTACCACATCTTCCTCGGAGAAGACACAGCCGCAGAGCACACAATTATCCACACCACCGAAAGAACCTACCTCGTAAAGAATAGCTATAAGACGCCTTCAGGGCTGTATGACGCTATATGCAACGAGCTAGACGACCCAGTCATCGACGCGGCTACGTTTAAGGTCCGAACCTACAACCCGATCACCGATTCCTTTACGGACTCTTCCTCAACGATTAGGTGTATTAGGCTTAGGTGGCAGGACTACTTCACATACTTGTCCCAAGGATCTGAGAAGTTTGAGAGGGGGGACATACAAGTATTGGTGCCGTCGTCGGTGACCCCCAAAGCAGCCGACGTTATTGATATGAGTGACGGGCAGTGGCGAGTCCTGTCCGTAGTTGACGGCACTGGGTACAGGTCCTTGCACATGAGGCGGGCATGAGGATCACCTTTCCCCGTAAAGCTATAGCTGCGTCCATTCGGGCCAGCTTGAGTAAAGCTGAGGCCACGACCATCAAAAATGTAAAGAAGATGGCGCAGGATACGCTGGAGTACGCGGCCCGTGTGTCCCCCCAGTGGACTGGCACCTTTGCTGCTAACTGGAGGCTCTCCATTGATAAGCCCCGGCCAGGTAACAGTGCAGACATTGTCGCCAGGAAGATAGACAGAGTGACCCCTAGATATGAAGAAGGCGACCAGTGGGCTATCAACAAGGCCACAGGTAGCTCTGGAGCCGCGCTGTCTGGCCTACACTTGGGTCAGGCCATATATCTGTCAACGCGGGCTACTAATAGCGACGGTGATGAGTACCACTGGGACGTAGAGGCGGGACTAATTAGGTTCAGGAAAGACAACCCTACTGCAAGAGCAAACAAGGGCCGAATACTAGAGTTGGCCAAGGCTCATCTTAGGGCCCAGTATGCAGGAAAAATAAGATGACAACTTACGTTGAGGCCCGAGACACCATTGTAGCCTATCTCGAGAGCGCCCTGTCCGCACTCCCCAGGTTCTATGAGGACACAGAAACAGTTGACCTTGACTCAGTGGGCGACCAGTTCCTCAAGATCTGTATTGAGTTCGCAGATGCCCACCAGGCGACTATAGGTATTGAGCCCATAGACCGAACACTTGGCTTTGTTGTCATCTCTGTGTTCACCCGGGAGGGCAACGGCTCCAGAACAGCTCTCCAGGTGTTTGACACAATCAAGCAGAGCACTAAGTTTAGGGACCTCGGCAAGGTGCAGCTTGAGACCCCCCGTCCCGGTGACGTCGAGCGAAAGGGTGGGTGGGTCAACCGGGAGCTCCTAGTACCGTTCTGGTTCGATTCAATCTCTTAATGCTTGAATAAGCTTGGCTTATGGTGTAGTCTCCGAGGGAGCCCGATGGTGGGCGCCTCCCGGAGATTTCCATGGCACTAGCTTCTTCCAACCGCGCCCAGGTACGCTACATCCCCGAAGCGACTTTTGGCGTGACGCCCACGACGGGCAACTGCATTAACCTGCGCGCGACCGGCGAGTCGCTCGCCTTCGAAATTCAGACGACGACCTCTCAGGAGATCCGGGCTGACCGCCAGATCACCGACGTCGTCCAGACCGGCGCCTCGACCTCAGGCGGCGTGAACATGGAGTTCTCCTATAAGGAGTACGACACGCTCCTGGAGGCCGTCCTGCAGGGCACCTGGGCCCATTTCGGTACCGATGGACTGGGCACCGCTGCGGCCGTGACCATCGACTCGACGGCCGGAACACTGACCTGGGGGACTGCCCCGACAGGCTCCAGCGCCCTTACCGGCCTTGAGGTCGGCCAGTGGTTCAAGCTCATTGCCCCTGGCGATGCGGCAAACGGCGCGTACCTCAAGCTCGCCTCCCGCACGGCCACATCCATTACGGTTGCTGCTGCTACGCCGATCCCGGGTACCGGCAGCCGAGCCGACGTGGCCAACGTCCAGGTCAAGTCGTCTCGTGTCAAGAACGGCACGACTCAGCGCTCCTTCAGCATCGAGAAGGAGTTCGCGGACGTTGCCCAGTTCTTCCTCTATAGGGGCATGACGGCCTCGAAGCTGAGCCTCCAGTTCCAGAGCGGCTCCATCGTCGGGGGCAGCTTCGAGTTCATGGGTACCGTCTCTACCCGCGCCGGAACCACCCAGCTCCCGGGCACGCCCACAGCCTCCCAGACTTTCGACGTCGTGAACGCCGTGTCTGGTGTCGGCAACATCTACGAGGCTGGCGTTCCGCTGACCGGCACCTTCATCAAGTCCATCAACCTGGACATCGACAACGCGCTGCGCGGCCAGGACGCCATCGGCACCATGGGCTTTGTAGGTATCGCCTCGGGCACTGTGAGTGTCGGCGGCGCCGTGGAGATGTACCTTGCTGACGGCACCATGTACGACAAGCTGGTCGCTAATACCTCCAGCTCGCTGTCGTGGTTCGTGCGAGACGGCTTGGGCAACGGGTACGTTATCACCGCGGATAAGGTCAAGTTCTCCGGTGGTGGTGTTACGGCCGGGGGCCTTAACCAGGACGTTATGCTGTCCATGAATTGGCAGGGACTGATGGACTCGACCGGCAAGACTATTGCCATCGACCGCCTCTGACCTCCTCGCCGCTGGCAGACCGGTTAAAGTCTGCCACATAAGTTGTTAAAATAATAAGGAGTCCAAAATGGACATTTTTGCTACCTACGCAGTGAATGAAGACCTCGAGAACAACGGCACCTGGATGGAAGTTGGTGATGCCCGCTTCCTGATTGCCCGTGCTGGTAACAAGGCGTACGCCAAGATGTTCACGAGGGAGTATGAGCGCAACCAGAAAGCTCTCGAGCGCAAGGACGATGCGGCCGACAAGCTGGCTGAGCAGATCATGATCAAGGTGATCGCCAAGACCATTCTCCTCGGCTGGGAGAACGTGAAGTTCAAGGGTGAAGACCTGCCCTACTCTCTCGCCAACGCAGAGATGCTGCTTGGCCTCAAGGACTTCCGCCGCGAGGTTGTGAAGCTCGCTGATGACTTTGATTCTTTCAAGGCACAGAAGGCTGAGGAAGACGAAAAAAACTGATAGCGTGGTACCAGTGGGTTCTTAGGTGGGGTCGTGAGGAGCAGACTCTACTTGAGATCCAGGAAGCCACTGGTATCGTCCCGCAGGGCTTGGCGGAGAAGCCGGTACTGCCCGGGAATTTAGTAGGCGTATGGGGTGCTTACAACCTGCTTAACAGCAGTAGGCTGATAACAGAAGCTGGACCCGGCCCCATACCCCTTACTGAGATTAAAGCCTACTTAGACATCGCTAAAATTGATGATGTTGAAAGTAGGCTTTATGTTGTCCGTGTAGTGCGCACCCTGGATAACATGTATTTAGAGCACTACGCAGAGCGCGCCAGACAGAGCAACCCCAAAGTAGGCCAGACAAAATGAGCGAAAACACCCAAGTTATTCTTGACACCAGCCAGGCTAAAGTTGCCCTGGCTGAGCTCGAGGCCCGACTCAAGTCCCTGGATAAGGCCATGGACGGGGTTTCTGCTGGCGCATTGATTGCTGAGTACAAGAAACTTAGTGCTGGGGCCTCTGAGATGGCTACAGCCATATCTAAGTTGGAGGCAGCCAAGGGCACATCTGTACGGTCAATGCAAAGGTACCGCGAAACGCTGGCTAGTACCCTAACTACCATTGGGCAGTTGAAGTCGGGTACAACTGCTCTTAGCGCAGCCCTGACCAATCAGGGGAAGGCGACAGACAACTCTAAAGCTGCGATGGTTAGCTACCGTGCTGTGATCAACGGACTTTCCTACAGTTTTAGAGAGGCTGGTAAGTATAGCCAGGATTACGTTAAGGGCTTAACTGTACAGAAGGCCGCTGCCAAAGAGCAGGAAGATATGCTGGCTGGTATGTACAAGATGAGGGACTCGTACAGGGCTATGGAGCAGAAGCGTGACGTAGAGCTTAACAATATTCGTCAGGCGCAGGCTGTAAGGTACAGGGCTATCAACGAAAAGAGGGACCTTGAGGAGTACACCATGCGCCAGGCCCACCTGAAGCGCATGGAAATGCTTGAGCGTCGCTGGCTGGAGGCGGGCCCTAGAGGTCAGGCGTCTCAAGCTATGCGCGCTCGTCGCCTCCTGGACGCTGGGATGGACCCGTCCAAGTACTACTCCGCGCAGGCTATCGCTGCCGCCAAGAGCCTCAAGGAGACAGACAACCTGACGACAGCGCTTGGCAAGATGGGTCACGCCTACCGTGCCGGTGGGGGGCACGCGCAGGCGTTTACAGAGAGCCAGCACGCTGTCCACTCGGCGTTGCGTGGCGTCTCTGGGGCACTTGGTGCGCTCTGGCTTACTTACGGCAAGTACGTGGCCGTTATGGCTGCTGCTTCCGCGGCTACTATTGCCGCGTCCAAGTCGTTCAAGGATGGCGCTGAGCTGAGCTACCAGGCCCGCTTTGCGGCCATCCTCCAGGAGGATGGCCCTGCACCTGAGGAAGTTACCCAGAACATCAGAAAGCGCCTAATCGAGGTTACTGACGGCACCAAGTTCAATGCTCTGGAGGCTGCTGAAGGTCTTCGTGTTCTCGCCCAGACTGGCGTGAAGGCCCAGGACGGCCTCCACATGCTGAACACAGTGATGGCTGCGACTATATTCGGTGAGACGAATATGGAGACAGCCACCAAGGGTCTCACAGACGCGATGTACAACTTCAGTCTCATGACTGATGATGCAGCTCAGAATACAGAGAACGTGAAACGTGTTGGCGACGCCATGGCTTATGTGTCTGTGCAGACCAAGGCGGGCATGGACGACGTTGCGGAGTCGTTCAAGAATATGACAGGCCTGGCTCAGCGTTACGGGCTGACCATTGAAGAGGCGGCTGTCATACTCGAGCGCGTTGGTAAGCGAGGACTTGTTGGGGGCAACGCTGGCACCCTTGTCCGTAACATGTTTGAGGACCTACTCGGTGCCCCGAATAACCGGGCTGCTGCCAAGATTAGAGAGCTCCTCGGCATGGACATGTTTGTCAAGGGGCGTGATAACCCGCTGCAGTACCTGCAGATGGTTATCGAGAAGTATAGGGAGCTAGGTGCCGCCCAGAAGCAGCAGTTCGACGCCAATATGCTGAACGAACGAGGGCGCAGACCTTTCAGCGTGCTGATAGAAGACCTGACATCTCTTCAGGAAGGGTTGGACAAGGCTAATGACAAGTCTGCAGGGCTACTAGACCGACTGGTGTCTGGACTTGATGGTGACGTCAAGACCGCGTTCCAGTCCGCAGGGTCAGCACTCGAGAACGCCTTTATGGCGGCGTTCTCGGGCAGTGAGCAGTCCCTCCTGAGCCTTGCCAAAACCATGGAGGACGTATTCAGGAGCGACGGCTTCCGCGACGGGCTTAAGTCCATGGTCAACGGACTTGCCGATCTTGCTAAGTGGCTCATCGAGAATGAGGACTGGCTTAAGAAAATGGCAGCTGCCTACCTGACGCTTAAAGCAGGAGGCATGATTGTCAACGTGGCCAATGACATCTTCACGATGGGTAAGGCTGTGTCGGGGATGGGCGCGGCAGCAGGCACTACGTCTGGTGCGCTCAGCACGCTGGGGAGGGGTATTGGGGAGCTAGGGGCCAAGCTGGCAGCCAACTCCTCTGTGCTTACCTTTATTAGGTTCCTGGCCACGAACCCGATGGTAGCAGCGGTGGGGATGGCGGCTGCCAGCGCAGCATACATTGCGTACAAGGATATTGGCACCCCCGTCAAGAGCAACGAGGGAATGCTAATTAGTGGTCCGACATACGACAAGTACAAAGAAGACGCGCGGGGATACATTGGCCTATCCGCGGAAACAGATATCTCATCCCTTGGCAAAGAAGAAACAGCCCAGGCACTGGAAAAAAGTAACAAGAGACTCAGAGACGTCATGGGCACCGCAGCTTGGCAGCGGGAGCACATTCCGACGTTCAAGTATATTGAAGAAGACAACAAGGCTCTCCAAGCCAGGGCTAAAGCTCTGAACGAAGTAGCCGCCGCACAGGCCAAGGTTGATGAGCCGAAGGTAATAAATAGGACAGAGCCTGTGGACATTGGTACCCCGTTTCCCCTGGGCGGGAACGGGGGTCGCGGCCGTGTCGACCGCACACCTATGAAGGAAGTCGACAGCGCATCTAAGCTCGCTAACGCCGAGTACGACCAGGCCCTTGCCTCCATCGAGTTTTACAAGAAGGGTCTCGACCTGCGTAAGAACGCTCGCATGGTCGGTGAGAAGGAGTACCAGGAAACGCTGGATACCTTGGCCGAGCTCGAGATCCAGAAGGGTATTGACCGCGAGGACGCAGTTCAGAAGGCGATCTCTGAGGCCCTCCCCCGCGTCAAAGACGCGGCGATGCGGGAAGACCTGATGGGCCGCATGGCTGAGTCCATACAGAAAGAGCAGGCCCTAATCACCAAGGCGTACACGGACAAGGCCCTGGCTCAGCTAAAGGCTCAGATCAGCCAGGAGGAGTTCCTCCGTGAGATCGAGCGCGTGGAGGCGGAGTCGTTCAGCAACCGGCTGAGCGCCCAGGAGCAGTTCGTCAAGGACTGGAACGCCAAGAACGGTGAGTTGGTTCAGCGCGTCATGGTCGACGGCGACATGGAGTCGTTCGTTCGGCTGAAGAACGCTGAGGCGAACGGCCGGGAAGTTGCCAGAAGGTCTGACGCTGCTGAGTTGGCCGGGATGTTCCCAGACAATGCTGAGGCCCAGATGGCTGCCCTTGAGGCTCGCTACCTGGCCGAGCGCGAGCGCATGCTGGCCCTCACGAAGGAGAACCTGGAGCTCCAGCACCAGCTCGAGATGGATCTGACGTTCCGGTACCAGATGGAGCTCTCACAGCTTCGGCTCCAAGGAGTCCAGACTTTCATGTCGGCTGGTGAGCAAATGACGAGCGCGGTGGCGGGACTCGTAGGCGCCGTGGCCGGGGAGCAGTCCGAGGCGTATAGGGTGATGTTTGCTGCGAGCAAGGCGTTCGCCGTGGCCAAGGCGACCATGGACATGTACACTGCGATTTCTGCGGCCATGGCCGCGAAGGGCCCCCTGGGGTGGGCACAGATCGGGCCGATCATGGCCTCTATGTCGGCGCTGATCGGGCAGATTTCTAGCATCAGCTACGCCGGGGCTTTCGACAAGGGCGGTATAATCCCTAGCGGCAAGTGGGGCATAGTCGGTGAGTACGGCCCGGAGATTGTACAAGGTCCCGCCAATGTCACCAGCCGCGAAAAGACCGCTGAGCTGCTGCGTGGCTCGGGCCGTGCGGAGGCTCCCCCCTCGGCCCCGCCTAACGTTAACGTCAGGAACATTAACGTGCTGGACCCGCAACTTGTTGGCGCCTACCTGAATACAGATGACGGTGAGAAGTTGATTATGAACGTCATCCAGCGCAACCAGCGGACGCTTGGCTACTAAGGAGCAATTATGGCTAATGAAGTCGGAACCGCCTCCAACCTGGAGGACCTCTTTGGCAAGATCGTGAGCTTCTTGACGACCAGCCCCGCGCTGGTCGCAGCGAACCAGGAATGGGAGGTCTTGCGGATTCGCCGCGACAACCTGCTGAGCTGCACGTCCAACCTGGCCAGCCCGTCTAACGCCAACTACCGCAAGGTAATCCAGACCTGCCGGTACGACAGCCGGTCGCTGAACTCGGACAACCCGGCTGAGTTCGGCTACCTAGGCACGTACTCGTCCGGCAGCGCTGGCACATGGACTGCTGGGTCCAACGTCACCTGGCGGTTCCGTCAGGCCCGCGAGGTGAAGACTGTGCGCCTGCAGGCGGCGCAGTATGCTAGCTTCTCAGCCTACATGTTCAAGAACTTCCGGCTCCAGTACTCCGACGACGGTAGCGCCTGGACGACGGCCCTGACCGTCTCCTCGACGCCCAACTACTCCGCCGCAGAGTGGCGCGACTTCGCGGTGCCCGGCACACCTGGAGCGCACGAGTACTGGCGCATCCTGCAGGACACCGTCCAGACCGGCACCCAGGTCTCTTGGAGCGCCCTGCTGCTGCTGGAGGCTGACGGAACTGTAGCGAACCAGTTCGGCAGCGAGGTGCTGTTCAAGGCCCGAGGTAATGCCGGCGCAGACGCCATCTATACCGGTATCCGGTCCGAGTACGACGACACAGCCGGCTGGTACAACCTCTTCCTGAACGGCTACACTGGCTACGACCCGAGCGAGCAGAGCTGGTTCCGCCAGCCTGGGGCGCTGCCGGGGTTCGAGTCCGGCTCGAGCCGCGTGGTGCCCATGGTGCCGTGCTGGAACTCCGCCATGCCCTACTGGTTCGCAGCGTCAGGGCGCTCTTTCCGTATGGGGGTCAAGGTCAGTACCGTCTATGAGGGGGCATACCTCGGCTTCATCCTGCCGTGGGCGACACCAGGACAGTACCCGTACCCACTGGCCGTGGGCGGCTCCATGGCACCTTCGGACACCGACCGCTCGTCGCTTTGGCGTTACTCCGCGACTAGCCAGCGACACGGGGTGTTCACTGGGCCTGGCATAAGCCGTGAGAACGGCTACAGCGGGTACGATCCGTATCCCAATTGGAGCTCGCTCTATCTTCGTCTGCCCGACGGTACATGGAAAGCCTTCCAGAATCGCCTAGCCTCCGGGTCAGACCCCGAGACAATTCAAGGGCCGACCTTCAACAGTTCCTCCCCATATAATATCAACGGAGGTAGTCCTTGCTCCGTGTGGCCTCACTGTGTCAATATGCTTAACGCCGGCTGGAACACAGGTATGAAGCCTTGGCGCGAGTGCCTCGGCGGGGGCTATCTGTTCCAGCCGGTCATCCTGCTGGCGGGCACGGCTGGCCCACAGGTGTATGGGGAGTTCGAAGGCGTGTATGCGGTCAGCGGATACCAGAA